AATTCAACAAATAAAAAAAAGAGCGCTCATGGCGCTCTCTCTCTAAAATATGTGATCTGGATCTAATGCTTTTGATGATCCTGATACATGCCATTTACATGGTGTTGATTGATCTCAAAAATATGTTGGGTGCCCTCCCAATAAGTTTGATCATTACCGGCAGCGCATCTAGCATTAAGGCAAAAAACCATTGCTAGGCCATCGACTATTCCCTGCAAACTTAAATCCTCATCTGGATGATCTCCGATATATTTTTCAATTACCGGCTGCAGATAATCGACCAGATCATCACTGGCTTTTTTAATCCCGCATTTCTCCTCTGCCGTTGTCGGGCGCCCTACCGAGCTAGGCGCGCGCTCCTCCTCGATCATATTGGCGACAGTGAGCGCATTATCTAAGAGCTCTCTTACTTGGTTTTCCGTTGTCATGGTCTGGTCTCCGTTAGGTTAGGATTAAAATAAAAGTAATGTAAGCGATCGGAAACATTGCAAACACGCAGAGAGCCCCGATCAGATCCCCCAGCCATGAGCCGAGGGATTGAGATTTTAGGATCTGCCAGATCATGCCGCAGCTGCCTCGCATAGATCCCAGCAATTGCGATTAATCTTTATCGCTTGAGATACCGAGGCGATCGCTCTCGCTTTACGCTGCGCTCCTCGAGGATTGTTTGCAGTAATGCTTTCGACAATGGCGCCGGATCTCATAACACCCTCTTGGATCCTATTGAAAACATCCCAGAGCGAATACGTTTCACCTCGACCGATTAAACGCTCTCCGTTGCGTTTCCGCTCCAGCAAGCTTTTCACAGTCTTATTTGTCCAATAGGTTCCAGCTGGCAGCTCTTCGCCGGCCGGCATCTCGATCGATGCAGTTCGCAAGCTTTTCCATCTCAGCTCCGCAGCCTTTTCCGCTAGGTGATAGGCATGATCCGCAGAGATCTCTGTTTGCTGCATCATGGCGATATTCTCGGATGATCGATCCAGATTAGCCAAAGCATTAGAGATCAGATCCTCAAAATTATGGATCAAGCTCTTTTTATGGATAAGCTTATTTTCGAACCCGGATCCAGAAATCAGAGAATTCGAGCAGATCCAGCGGAAATAGCCAGCATAGAGTTTTAAAGCACTGGTGCGATCGCTGGAATTATACAGCACGATTTCCGGTCTACCCTCTGCATCATAATCAGACTCGCGAGCAAAAGCGATCAGGTGCTTTGTATGCTCTCGCGCCTTTTGGGTTCTGCTGCTTGTTTGTGCTGCTTGTACTGGCACCCAGCCGGCGCGTCCCAGCTGCTGCACTGCGTCAAGTGTAGTAACGTGACCATATTGATCAGATACTCCCTCGATAGGATTACCGGCAAAAGCTGCCGGCGCTTGTCTGGCGAGATCGCCATAAGTTAAAACTTCGTTACTTGCTTTTCTTGAATAAATTAGGTCTGGCATTGCCATTTCTCCGTTAGGTTAAGTTAACTGCAGCGCACATATTTATGCACTACATATTACATTAGTAAGTGTATTATATAAATTACGCAATAAAAAAAAGAGCGACTAAAAAGCCGCTCTCTATTTGGTTTATTTAAAAAGGGATCAATTCAAGTATCCACCACCAAAAGATATAAATCCCCAGAGCTGATAGAAATGACTCATATCACGATTACCTCGCTCTCGGTCTCGATCCATACCTTAGCGCCGCAGCTGAGCGGTTTATCTGGCCTGTAGATCACCCGAGCAGATCCAGAGATCTCGGCCTCGAATCCCTTGCGGTTTTCTTTATAGGTTTTAATAGTGAGCGGAGGATCTCTCTGCTCGCTCTTACTATTGGCGCGGATGATATGTTGATTAACGTGAATTATTGTTTTCATCTCTCGGCCTCCTGATTAGGCACCAGATACCCTATAATCTGATCATTTTGATCTATTGCCATAATTCCGTTATTTGGCGCATCATCATCAACGCAAGTAATATTTCTGATCAGTTTTACATCGTTTCCATCATAAGCATCAGAGTCGAGAAATAGGGCAGCGCATTTTAAAAGATCTTGATTATTTGAATCATGGCATTTTACCAAAGTAATCATGATATCACCTCAATCATTACAAGATAATTATTACCGAGGCGCGGATCTGGCGCCGTGAGCTTTATAGTGTCGCCGGCAATAGCTCGCTTTTTTAGGTGCTTGATACTTAGCAAGCGATCCCCTCGAGGCCTCCGATATAGTCGCAGCTCGCTATCGCTGCCATCTGAGAATATCGCCTCGATCTCTATCTTTTCCCCGTTTCCGATATCGTCATAATTTACCGGCAGGTAATTTTTAGCGAATTCCTGCACCGATTTATTTGCATCGATAATGCTCTTATCCAGCATCCGTTGAGTCACTTGTATCATGCTGCCACCTCTAGGAGCTCGGGATTATCTACAATAAAAGGCGATTGCGAGAGCTGGATATCTTTTCCGCCTTTAAGCTTTAGGCCCACGATCTTATTTCTAGCCTTTAGATTGAACAGATCCGAGAGATCGCCATCGATCACCTCTCTCCCCATAAACTGGCTCGGGAATCCTCCTCGGAAAACCACCGATATCGGGATCTCGGTTCCGAGCGCATGACCTACCATATTTTGATATCTAGGCGCCCCAGAATATGAGAACATCAGTTGATAGTTATCCGGCGTATGTCCTAGGCGCTCCGGTCTTTTAGTATAGTCATATCCGACTAGCTCGGGATACCTATCGAATATTCCGTAATTTTCCCAATCAATATCCGATATAACATTCAAGCGCACTGCGGGAATTAAACGCGCTTTGTTGCTGGATCTAATATGCCTCTCGATATCTTTATAGAGGATCTCTAGAAATTGCGTCCGGTCTTGATGCCATAGCTTGGTTTTAGCTCTCCGCGCTTTGATCACATTAGCGAAAGTGCCACGACCGGATTTAAACAAGCAATCAACGTCACACATTGCGATTTTACGATTAGGGCAAATAATATCATCCGGCGCCATCGATAGGGATCCGATTCGGTATCCGCTGCCGCTCTCGCTTTTCTTAACTTTGGTATTGCTACCCGTAGTATTTAAAAGACTAATAGTCATTTTTTGTTCTCCGTTAGGTTTTAGTTTTTGTATTCCGCAGCTGGTCAATGCTGCAGCTCCTACTCTGGTCTATATGGTCTCATATGTCAAATATTAAGGTAATTGCTAATGTAGTTTTGAAATTTAATTCTCAACTCAACACATCATGTTTACATACACTTACACACATAATCCTGTGTACTTATACACATGCTTTAAACATATGAGCTCACGCGCAGGAGATTGATTTTATGAATAAAAAAGCCCCCAATGCAAATTAATACATCAGGGGCTAGTACAGGGAGGAAGTTAAACGAGCGGTTTGCTCACGACTATACTAAGGTATTTTTTAAGGTCGGTCAAACACATTAATGATATTTTAGGGGTTTAAGAATGTGTAGTACTTTGATACTACATAACTCATTCACGCGCAGGAGAAATTTATGTTGGTATACACCCAAAGCTCGGCTTTTGATTTGGCTCAAGCATTATTAGAAGCTTGTGACGCTATGGATAAGAATGAATCATTAGATTGTATCACTATCGATAAGATGTCTGGACTATTTGTTTGTACAGAAGATGCCACTTTAACAGATGGTACTATGGTAGCTGTTACCCGAGATCAGATAGCTTCATAGGGTTTGGCTCGGGCTAAAGACCCTCGCAGGGTACACACCCTTGTTACCTTTGTAAAGGGTTAATATTTACATTAGTGGGCTTGATCTCAAGCAACTACCTTAGTAAAGTGATCTTAGATTAACTAACTGAGGTAACAGACCATGAAGATCAAGTACTACAAAAGGATCTCACGCGCAGATGGATCCGTAAATCATTTTATTGGTGTTCCGACATACATCCATCGTGTAACTGGAGATGAATCATATAGCTTTGATGACCTAGCCAGTGCTAGAGCGTATTCACTGAAGGTACAGGCTAAGTATGCCTCTCACCTACGCAATAATAGGAAATCTAGGAATGTAAGTGCTGGCACAGTACATAAGCTTGTTGAGTACTATAGAGAGAGCGAGAACTATGCTAATCTTAAGCCTAGAAGCATCGCCTCTTATGAATTGATGATAAACACAGCTCTAAACATCATATTACCTAACTCTAATCATACTTTAGGTGATATGGAGGCGAGCTCGATTACCAAAGAAGTAGTGCAGCGGTTTATACGTCAGGTTAGAAGTAACTTTAGTCATCATCGAGCCCTGCATACCGTTAAAGTAATGAAGCTGATATGGACTGTCGCTGAGAATGCAGGAAAAATATCCGGTAATCCTTGGCGCCACTCTCAAATCAAGAAGCTACCCGATCGAGAGGTGCTTTGGACACAAGAACAAGTGGATGCCTTTATAGATGCGGCAGATGAGATGGGTCTGCACTCGATGGGAACCCTAGCCTTGATGTGCTATACTATGTGTCAGAGGCCCGGGGATGTACGTCAGCTGCGGTGGAGTGACATAAAGAATAATGTCTTTGAGTTTAAGCAGGAGAAGACAGGCACAGAAGTATACGTTCCTCTGGCTCCAGTTCTTAAAGAGAGACTATCGAAAATACATGAAGGTCACGCATGGGAGACCATCTTAACCTATGAGGTTACTGGTAAGCCTTACTCTCAGTGGGATTATGCTAAGATAGCTCGATCCATAATGCGTAAAGCCAATCTACCTAAAGAGTTACGCATAGGAGATCTCCGCCGCACAGGAACCACTAAGCTAGCCGACTCTGGATGTACGGAAGATCAAATCATGAGTGTGACCGGACATAAGAGCCGTGAGATGGTCAGTGTCTATGTAAAACGGTCTCGGGAAACTGCACAACATGCAATAGCTCAAGCGTGGGGCCAATGACGCCATTCGTTCACCTAGTAACACTGAAGTTAGGAGACCACACGGTGTTCCTCGCACAGTCCGATCTTGGGGAATTCAAGTGTACGGTCAGCCTAAAGGATCCTAACGATAAATTAGTAGATCAGGTTGAGGTCAATGACATTAACGAATTGAGCAAAGTCATATCCCTAATGAAAATAATCGTAGGAGAATCCTAATGGACATCAACACCGCTCGTAAGGAACTAGAAATGGAATGTTCCAGATTGTTTGGTAAGCCATCACATATCTTCATCGAGCGGCTGATTGATTTAATTAAGGCAGAGAGAGATGAATTACGAAAAATCGATCCCACCGTGGCTGGAGCAAGAGCTCAGAAGCCTAGGGGTAACAGAAGCCCCGCCGAATAAACCGCCGGCTACGGAAGTAGTCAGAGATTACTCTTTTAAGAGAGTTGAGCTGGACGAGAATGGAGAACCCCCGTTTTGATTAATGCAACTTATATTGACCACATGGGCTCTGACCTATCTGTAGTGAACGCCGCCCGAGTCAGCTTTGGTAAGAAGAGTGAACTTGAGTGCATTGATATGGTTAAGGGTAAGTATATGCTTTCTCACAAGGATAGAAAGCTGATCAATTATCTAGCCGAGCATAATCATATTAGCCCCTTTGGGCATTGCTTTGCCAGCTTTCATATCAAGGCGCCTGTGTTTGTTGCGCGCCAGCTTGTGAAGCATAAGTTCTTGAGATGGAACGAGATCAGTCGCCGGTATGTAGATGAAGAACCTGAGTTTTATGAGCCTGATAATTGGCGAGGTAAAGCCGCCAATAAAAAGCAAGGAAGCTCCGGATCTATAGACCTAGATGAGATTGATTCATTCCATTGCAATGACTCGATCATGACTAATGGTAATGACGGTGTTTACTTAGCTACGCAGGACACTCTTAGCATGTATAAAGCTCTTCTAAGAGCTGGTGTATGCCCAGAGCAAGCTCGAATGATATTGCCCCAGAGTATGATGACTGAGTGGTACTGGTCAGGTTCCCTAGATGCCTTTGCCGATATGTGTAAGCTCAGATGTGCTCCTGATACACAGGCTGAGACACAGTTAGTAGCTTGGGATATTTACTATCAGATGAAGGAGTTCTTTCCTGTATCTTGGGAAGCTTTAACAAAGAGTATCGATGATGCCTAGCACACCCGCACAAAAACGCTCACAACGACTAAAGCAGATGTATGGCATTGATGAACGATGGATTGAGGCTCAGCTACAGTGGCAAGACAATTGCTGTGATGGCTGTAAGAGACCATTTAGTAAAGAACTTAGGTATGTCGTTGACCATAAGCACGACACTTCTGTGAAGATAGTACGACATCTTTTATGCGATTCCTGCAATGGGGCATTAGGCACATTAGAAAAGCTTCAAAAGAACAGGTCAGTATTTAATAGACTGCAATTAATAGCCGATCGGTATGCCCACTATGAGGATGAGTACCCGCAGGAGAATGCGGGATGAATAAACGCATACCTACGAAAGGTGGTGATGAATATGATGCCCTAAGTAAGGCGCGTAAGTTCCACCTATGGAAGGCAGGACAATTAAAGAAGATCAAACGTGCCTACAACAAAAGGTTCCGTAAATATAATAAGGTTACCCGAGATGAATAATTCTATTAAAGTAACAGAGATAGAAGAGCATGAGGATGGGTCAGCGACACTACAAGTAGAGTGCGATCCAGAGACATTTCGCCTAGTATTTGATTACGGGTTCGTAGAGCTGGTAAAAAATGGGATAGCTAAGGCAGCTAATGATCCCACATATATTCGCCCAATGTCGGAAGATGAGATTGGACGCGCTACTGAAAGAGCTAAGTTTAACAAGAGCACTTAGCTAAGGTAACTTTATTTTATCAACGTGTAAAACAAGGAATAACGAGGAATAGAATGGAATGGTAGGTTCTTGGCGCCAAATAGCCCTTATTTTAAAGGCTTGGTTGCGGGAGTAGGATTTGAACCTACGACCTTCAGGGTAGATGAGTGTTATATTTATCAAATACTTACAGCCGCATTATTCTGTGGACAACTAACTCCTCATTTTGTTAAGGTATTAGTACAGGTTGGAGGCTTACATGTATTCTTACAGAGACCAAATAGAGATGCTAGACAATATCATAGTCAAAGAAGGACATGGTATTAATATTAATTGTCCATTCTGCGGAGGTCGTAAGACACTAGGAATTGCTGTTAGAGATGGCAGAAAGCTATGGCACTGTTTTAAGGTCAGCTGCGGTGTAAAGGGTTCAAAGACTGTAGGCATGTCCACAACCACACTAAGACGTAAGCTCAATGGTGTATCTACTGCCCAAACAAAAACTCTACTGGAGATACCTACACTATTATCTTCTCCGGATAATCATCCTGCAGTGATCAAGTATCTCGAAGACAATAATAGCCTCGAGGCATATCAGAAGGGATTAATAAGAGTGGAATACGCGCCGGCAGATAAAAGAGTGTTGTTTTTCTCACAGTCTGGATCTGGCGCCGTAGGGAGATCTCTAGTAGGAGATTTACCTAAGTGGAAACAATACGGCAGTATAGAAGGATTACTTACGGTAGGTACTGGAAACACCGCTATTGTTGTAGAGGATATTAATTCTGCATGTGTTGCCGGGATGTTCCGCGATTGTTCCGGTTGTGCGCTTCTAGGTACTGTGCTAAGCCTTCAACAGAAGAAAGAACTATGTACCTTTGATAGGGTAGTTATTGCACTAGATAAGGATGCAAGTAGAAAGTCAATTAGACTTAAGGAAAGGTTGGAAGGAAGAGTCGATGTCAAAATTGTTTTTCTCGAGGAGGATATTAAAAATGCACCTCCAAAGAATGTCGAGAAACTCTTATTGCAGTTTTAAAAAATGTATCCCTGCGTTCATAGGTGTAGTCGAACATACTTTTACAGGTTCGTATCTATTAAAACCATACGGAGCGCATTACAGAAAAGCTTTACGCCTACTTAATAAAAAAGTGCTCAAAACTACTTCTGATTGGACGGGCGTGAATATTTGGGGAAGTCCAATAGTTCCAATAGCCCCGCCCCCCTTGTGTGTGATCAATTAAAATATATAGAGATCAGTTAGTCGAAGCAAACCTAGTACCGACTATAAACACAAGGAAAAGGTATAATGAAGGCCAGAGGATTAATTCTCATAGATTATGAGTTGCCCGGGGGGTATATGGATGCCGCTGAGGAGCAGAAAAGATTAGAAGAAGCTATGAACAATTTGGTGAGGGGAAATAATAGGGTTTCCTACTACCAATGCGACATTAAAGAGCGGCGGGGTGATGCAAAGCCCGATCTAAGGAAGCTCAAGATCAGAACTGGATAGAAAAAAGCCCCCGACTAAAAATCGGGGGTTTATTTTTTGCCAACATTAATGTATCTATTATTCACCTAACGGAAATTAACAAGGTGACCATGCTAGATACATCCATACTAAAGTCCTTATTAAATTATGAGTTCTATGAGCAGAACAAAGGCAAATTAAACCGAAAGCTATTCGCTGACGAGATACGATCGTTATATACGGTGCTTATCGGAGCTCACGAAACCTACCAGCACGATCTTACATCTAAAGAGCTGTATAAGATCTGGGAGACAGAGAATCCTGTATCGACTCGAGCTGAAAGAGCAGAGATCGAGGATGTCTTATCCCTCGTAGACATGGAAGAAGAATACAGCCCAGCTGTAGCGACTGACGTCATCTCTAAATTATGGCAGAGGGATGTTGGTAAACAGATAGCCACACTTGGATTAGAGATATCTGAGGGAAACCCCAGCGCTCTAAAAAAAGCCCTTGAAGTATTAGAGAAGCACAGCTCTGGATTCATCGATGATGAGTTCGGGCCGGATACTACTTTAGATATAGATGAGCTTAAGCACGATATGGATAACTCCAATCGAGCCAAGTTCAACATAGAGACGCTCTCTCGACGGGTGTATGGAATTCAAAGAACTGAATTCGGAATTATATTTGCTATCTCTAATGTAGGTAAGACCGCCTTTGTGGTCAGCTTAGCATTAGCCCCCGGTGGATTTGTAGATCAGGGTCATAGGGTAGCCGTATTAGGTAATGAAGAATCCACTAGGAGAACAGTTGCTAGAGCTTACTCGGCTGCTACGGGTCTTACCAAGGAGGAAGTCCTAGCAGATACTGAGAAGGCTAAGGTTATATTTGAGGCTCGCCATAGAGGTCTCATCAGCTTCAAAGATACTCAAGATTGGGATCTCGATAAGATAGAGGCCTACATTAAGGAGAAGAAAGCTTCGATCGTGTTTATTGATCAGGCTGACAAAGTAACTATCGGAGGAAATTTTAATGCCTCCCATGAGCGCCTCAGAGAAGTATACAGACGTATCCGAGAAGTAGCTAAGCGTCAGAACTGTGCAATCTTTGGTGTGTCTCAAGCCTCTGCAGAAGCGGAGGGTAAGACCCGACTATCATTTACTATGATGGAAGGATCTAAGATCGGTAAAGCTAGTGAAGCTGATCTTATTATTGGCATTGGTAAGCTCGATGTCGATCCGGATGATGAGATCCGGCACATTACAATTTCTAAAAATAAAATAAGCGGATGGCACGGCACTATAGCTGCAAGAATTCATCCCCAAATTTCAAGGTACACGGAGTAGATATGTTTAACCTAACAGGAGAAGTCCTAGTCTGGGATTTCGAGACCACAGTAAAAGACGTTAACGGAAAAACTGACAATTCACCATTTAACAAAGACAACAGATGTGTTGGTGTTTGGTGGTGCATGATCAAAGATGGTATCATTGGGCCTGTACATAGACTTGTATGGAACCATAATGAGAAGCCCCAGCCTGATGGAAGGGAGGCGTTTCAGAAGGATCTAGATCGGGCAGATCTGATTGTAGCGCATAACGCTAAATTCGACACAATATGGGCATTGGAGCTGGAGTTTCTTATTAGCTCCCCAATCTGGTGTACTATGATTGCCGAATTTGTTTTCGCAAGAGCTCAGCAATGGAAGCTCAGTCTGGAAAATACGGCTATCCGCCGTGGCGTTACGCACAAGAAAGCAGATCTTGTTAGCGACATGTTTAAAGACGGTATCGGTTTTGAGGCTATGCCTTTTGCTACTGTCGATGAGTATGCCGAGGCAGATGTGATTTCTTGTGCCGAAATATTTCTATCTCAAGTAGATGAGCTCGAGGAGAACAAAGGTCTTCGGCCTGTCATAGAGCTCATGAATGAGATGCTAGAGTTCTTAGTTGAGATAGAGCGAAATGGTATCAACATAGATATCGAAGCCCTAGACAAGGTAGAAGCAGAATTCATTTCCGAAAGAGATACCTTAATTAAAAGGCTGGAGGAAATTGCTAGACATGTATTAGGCGATACTCCGTTTAATTTAAACAGTGGGCCGGATCAAACCAAGATCGTATACGGTCGCGTTGTGACAGATAGGAAGCTCCACGCTACTCTGTTCAACATAGGAGTTGGTGCTAACGGTAAGCCGCTACCTATACCTCGATACAAGCCATCTAAGCATAGCGCCTGTGTCAGAGCATCTACTGCAGTGATTAAAAAGACGGTCGCTCAGTGCTGCCCTGTGTGTAATGGATCAGGGCGTCAGTTTAAGCTTACCAAGAAGGGTGAGCCCTATAAGAACCAGCCTAGATGCAAAACCTGTGATGGGGATGGTGCCATCTATCAAGATACTGGAGAGACAGCCGGCCTTAAAATGGTTCCTCTAGACCCTAGCTATGCCAGCATAAATGGATTCAAGGTTGATAAGATAACTAACAAGCTTCTAATCAATCAGGCTCGAGATAAAGGATATGATCTAGCTGTAGAATACTTGGAGAAGATGAGCCGGCTTAATGCGGTAAATACTTATCTTAATTCATTCGTGGCAGGTATACGGACATGGGTTAGAGAAG